AGAAGATGCTTATGTAATTCTGAGCAAGTTGGCAGGTGTATTTCGTGCAATCAGTTATTGGGATGGCAATTCGATTGTCTGTGATGCTGATATTCCACAAGACACTTATTTTACCTACACTCGTGCCAATGTTATCGATGGGATGTTTGAATATTCAGGCACCCGTGCGCGCGATCGACACACAGTTGCAAAAGTGGCTTGGGATAACCCTGCAAATCACTACAAAACTGAATATGTGTATGTGCGTGATGAAGCGGCTATTGCAAAACTTGGCGTGCGTATGGCTGAAATTGATGCATGGGGCTGTACATCGGAAGGTCAGGCGCAACGTGCAGGGCTTTGGGCCTTAAAGTCTGAGCAATTAGAAACTCGCACCGTATCTTTTAAAGTCGGTCTTGATGGTTATATTCCACAGCCGGGCCGTGTAATCGAAATTGCTGATGAGCTTTTTGCGGGTCGGGCCAATGGTGGTCGTATCTCTAAAGTTTCTGCAAATTTACGTACCATTACTCTAGATCGTGATGATGTGGTGTGCCGTGCCGGGGATCGTCTAGTGGTGAATGGTGAAGATGGAAAATCACAGGCTCGAATCGTGTCATCTGTCACTGGTCGCAATATCACAGTAACTACGGCATTCGATTCTGTTGCTCCGGAGAATGTCTGGGCAGTTGATGCGCAGGATTTGAAGACTATGAAGTTTCGCGTCATGAGTATTACTCAGGATGACAAACATCAGTTTTCAATTACAGGTCTTCAATACGAATCAGCCAAATATGATGCAATCGACTTTGGTGCTTTTATTGATGAGCGTCCGATTTCCATCATTAATCCAACCACTCAAGCACCAGTAGAGTCTGTTGCAATATCATCTGAAACTATGGTGCAGCAAGGCTTATCTGTTGAAACCATGATTATTGCTTGGCCACAGGCACAAGGTGCAACAAAGTACCAGGTAGAATGGCGCAAGGATGATGGCACATGGATTAAATTGCCAATTACGGGTAGTAACTCGGTAGAAGTACAGGGTATTTATTCCGGTAATTATGAAGCGCGTGTCACTGCAATTTCTGCATTTGATATTGCTTCATTGCCAACGTATTCCATGCTGACAGCATTAACTGGTAAAACTGGTCTACCACCTGCTTTGGCCAACCTATTTGCAACAGGCATTCTGTTTGGGTATCGCCTGAACTGGAATTTTCCTGCGGCTGGAGCGCTTGATACCGCTTACACGGAAATTGAAATCTCAAGCACAGCAAATGGTGCCAATGCTGCTCAACTCGGTTTATTTGCCTACCCGACAGACACACATGAACTTCAAGGCATGCAGCCAAATCTGACCCGCTGGTTCCGTGGTCGCTTGATTGACCGGATTGGAAACATTGGGCCATGGTCTGCACGTGTAAGTGCGACTACATCTGCGGATGCCTCTGCTGTTCTGGATTTACTTTCCAATAAGATCACCGAAAGTCAACTACATCAAGATTTGCAAACCAAGATTGATAAGATCGATACGATTGCAGGGCTTGATGGTGATATCGGCAATTTGATTGACAATATCACAGCAGTACAGACTCAGGCAGATCAGCTAAATACAGCCTTAAATCAGGAGACTCAACAACGGATTTCAGCAGTACAAGACTTGGATGATGGTTTAACTCAAGAAATCGCAGACCGTCAATCAGCAATTACTCAAGAAATAACGAATCGCAATACTGCTATTGCATCTGAAGCTACAGCTAGAAATACTGCGATTCTGCAAGAAGCTAATGCAAGATCGACTGCAATTTTAACTGAAAAGAATGAGCGTATTTCTGCTGATAGCAATTTAAGCAGTCGCATTGATACTGTAAGTGCAAGTTCAGGAAATAATGCAGCAGCGATTCAGCAAGAAGCGGAAGCGAGAGCAAGCGCTGATTCTGCGATCAGCAATAGGATTGATTCAGTCTTGGCTGAAGTTGATGAAAACACTGCTGCAATTAATCAAGAGGCAATTGCTCGAGCTGATGCCGATTCTGCAAATGCATCACTAATTGAAACAGTACGTGCTGAATCGAATCAGAATAGTCAAGACCTTCGAGCTTTGGTTGTTGATGAAAGCAATGCTCGAATTGATGCTGATAGACTATTGGCCGAGCGTGTCACTGGTGTTGAAGTCATCACAAACCCAGATATGATTGGCTCTACTGATGATTTGATCGGTAGTGAATCTGGAAATGCAGGGGTATGGTCGATTCTGTCTGCAGTGCAAGAGGGTGATTTACTTCAAGCGCAGCGCACAGATCTATTGACTGTATCAGTAAATAATAATGCTGCAAATATTTTAACTGAACAGACCGCTCGTGTAAGTGCAGATGATGCATTGTCTGAACGCATTGATTCATTAAATGTTGAATTTAACGGAAATACGGCATCGATTAATCAAAAGTTGCAATCACTTGCAGATGTTGACCAGGCATTAACAAGTGAAATTTCTGGAATGAATACGCGTGTCGGTGCTAATGAAGCCAACATTATTTCTGAATCACAAGCACGCTCAACTGGTGATGCAGCAAATGCCCAAGCATTAACGGATTACCGATCTATTAATGACACAGCTTTAGCAAATGTTCGACAAACTGCTGAAAGTGCGGTAACCGCGACATCTGCAAACACCCAGGCAGTGCAGGCACTAGATAGCCGTATCGTGGTTGCAGAGGGCAATGCAAATACTGCAAAAACCAATGCAGCAACCGCATTAACCAAGGCTGAAACTGCAACAACTCAGGCTGGATCAGCAGCAAGTCTTGCAACCCAAGCAAGTGCTATTGCCAATCAGGCATCGAATACAGCAGATACGGCAAATCAAACTGCTGCAACTGCTTTATCTACTGCGAATGTTGCTGCAACGCAATCAGGTGCCAATGCAACACGACTTGATGCTATTACATTAGAGTTAGGTGATAAGGCGACCACAGGCGCACTGTCTCAAACCAACGCCAAAGTAGCCGAGCATGAAGGGAAAATCAGCGCCAACACCACAAAGATTGACGGTGTATATGCACAGGTCAATCCGAAGTTAATTGGCTCAACTGAAGACCTGATTGGCTCAACCGAAGGCTTTGCTGGTACATGGACTTTACAATCAGCAATGATTGAAAACGATATGGCTTTGAGTCAGCGTATTGATACGACGGTTGCGCAGATTGGAGATAACACAGCGCTCATTCAGGCTGAAACTGTTGCTAGAGCTAATGCGGATTTCGCATTGGGGCAGCGGGTTGATACCTTGCAAGCTCAAGTGGGTAATGATCTGCAACAGAATCTAGCAACTATTCGCTCAGAAATGGGTGTTTTAGCTGATGCGGATTCTGCTTTGTCATCACGTGTGGATACTGTTCAGGCATCAACACAAGCAGCTCAATCAACAGCCAATGAAGCACTTGGTAAGGCTAATACCGCGACGCAAAACATCGCAACGGTGCAAAACCAAGTAAACACCTTGACTACACAGCAGGGGGCTACAGCAGCACAAGTTGGGACCATTCAAACTACCGTAGGTCAAAACACCGCATCAATTCAGGAGGTAAGCGAATCTGTAGATGGCTTATATTCCCAGAAATACATCAAGCTTGACGTAAATGGAAAGGTTGCAGGATGGGGTGGGGCTAACGATGGCAAAGAATCTAACTTCATTTTGAACTTTGATTCATTTGCAATTGGTTCTGGTAATAGCACAGGTTATTACCCATTTATCTTCCGCAATACGCCATTCACTGATCCGGTGACAGGTACAGTATTTCCTGTTGGTGCTTACATAAAGACAGGATTTCTAGACTATGCCTCTATTAACCTGGCGCATATTAATACAGCAAGTATTGGCAGTTTGAGTGCATTGAGTGCGAATTTAGGTACTTTTGTGTCTGGTGATCCCAACGGGGAGCGCACTGTTATCAGTGGAGCTAAAACAGAAGTGTATGACAGCGATGGGTTTTTGGTAATGCGGATAGGGAGGTGGTAATGGCAACAGGAATTTTTATTGACCACGGCAACGGCAATACGATAAATCGGGAGGATAGAATTGCAAAATTTATAGGTATTGTGGAGACAAACGGGAAGCCAAGTGGATCACTTGTGGATACACGAACAGTGGGTAAAAAACTGTTTTTTGTTTCCGTGTATGTTGGAGTGAGTGCATTCAACTATGCATACAATGGTGTCCCTGTGGCTTTTAATAGCTCAAACGGGGAAATACGCTGGGATTATACGCGAGGGGTGACTGGTATGACGTACCCATCTGAGTTTACTTATCACAAGATATTTTATGGGGTGTATTAATGCCCGTAGGAATCGAAACGTATGTTAAAGGAAGCGCGGATGTTCAGTTGACAACTGATGCTGTGTATTTTTCACTGGAGCAACAAGGGATTGTGTCGGGCGGATGGGTTCAAAATGGTGGTTATTACCTAGTGGATAAAGTGCTTGCATTTTCAGGGCAGGGACACCCCGCATTAGTTATTCATCCAAAAACATACCCCAATTCCGTATCTTATTCGATTTTAAGTGTGCAGGGTACAAGCATTCGAGTGCGTTTTATTACCAATAATCCCAATGTTGTTATTAAGTATTTTATTTTTAGCACAAAACCACCCTCCCCAAACCTATCCAGGAAAGGGCTAGAGTTGTACAAAAAAAATGTCTGTGTATACGCATCAGAAACACGTGTTTTGCGCCCATTAATAAAAGACGCAGAGCCATTTGTAATGCCGCCAGAAAAAACCTTGGGAATACTTGTCAATAAGCAAGGGTATGATTGGTATAGATCATGGTCACAAGAGGATACAACGGAATATTGGTTTTTAGAGCAGTTAAGCATATACGGCACTTATTTTAAGTCTCAGAATTACTGTGCATCAACAAGTTTTACAAATCAGCAAGAGTGGATTAGCTCGTCAGGCCCCAGTCCTTTCGGGGAAATCTCGCGAAACAATGATGTGGAGCATGTAGAGTATATCGACTTAACGAATTACTGATTAATTTACTTATGTAGCACCTTCGGGTGCTTTTTTATTACCAAAATTTAGGGGGCGCAATGTCAAATGACTACTCATCTGACCCACCAGTAGCAACAGCAGGGCAACTTCTTGCCATATCAGACAAGATTAACGATCTTGGAAAAAGTATGGATAAGTTAGCTGAAATGCCCCAAAAGCTTGATCGTATGAATATGCAGTTGGAGCAGCTCAATAAAGAACATCAGCAGACTCGGAATGACTTAACTCAGACTCGTGACAATCTGCAAGATGATCTGGATCGGGCCAAGTCAAACTTTAAAAGCGAGATCAAGCAAGTCCGGCAAGAGTCAGATCTTAAAATCAATAACCTCACCGAGGATATTCGAACCACCAAAAGAGAAACCGAAATTGAGCTGCGTGTTTTAAATGAAAGTAAAACTCGCGTGACTGCTTTAGGTGAATATTTTAAATGGGGTGGTATTGGGCTGATTTCTGCGATTGTTGGCTCATGGGTAGCACTGTCAAACGATGTTGAAGAAAGCCAGCGAAAGACTGATGAAAATACCCAAAAAATCCAAGTCCTTGAAAAGCAGTCTGATCAAACAATTCGCCTCCTGGAAGAAATCCGTAATAAATTTTATGAACGCAACACGAGAGAGTAATAATGAAACTGATTCAAGAAAACGCGCTGAAATACACCAGCGTCAAATGGCCCCTAATCGGGGCTTTTTTATTGGGCGTTATTCCTGTTTTGCTGCAGGAAGGGATTAATACGCAGCTCATTCCAGCTGAATACCATTCATTGATTTTAACCATTGTTTTACCTGCACTGGCTTACTTTGGTAAAAAGAAATACCAACCTGAATTACATCCTGAGCCAACACTTTTAGGCTTTGCAAAACTCCCAGTTGACTCAATTACTTTCGATGAAGCATTCCGGCGCTTGATTGGGCATGAGGGTGGATACACTATAGATCGACGCGATCCGGGTAACTGGACTGGTGGAAAGGTGGGGGTAGGTGTATTAAAAGGCACCAAGTATGGTATTGCTGCAAATACCTATCCAAATCTGGATATTAAAAATTTATCACTTGCTCAGGCCAAAGAGATTTATAAAAAGGACTGGTGGGATAAATTGGGTGGTAATGGCTTGCACTCTGCTATCACATTCCAGCTCTGGGATTTTGCGATTAATGCCGGGAAGAAACGTGCGATTCAGGAATTGCAGCAAGCGGTTGGCGTAACTGCTGACGGCATCATTGGGCCTAAAACCATGGAAGCCGTGAACGCTCACGATCTAAATGATGTAATTCTAACTTTGACTGCTGAGCGATTAAGGTTTTATACATCTTTGAGCACCTGGCCAACATGGGGCAAAGGCTGGACTAATCGTGTTGCGGATAACCTGAAATATGCAGCTCAAGATAATTAGTTTATTGCTGTGCCTCCTTCTATCAGGCTGCACAGCTCATTCAATTACAACGAATGTGAATGTGAATATGTGTGAAGGCCCTCTAAGGGTTTTTATAAAGAAAAATTAGAAGAAAAGTTAATAGTGGCGAGATTGTTAATCTTTCCTATTTTTACATAGTCATCTTTAATGTCACTCATCCAATCTCCAATAGACTCAATTACATTATCCACAAATACATCAATCTGAATCTGTAAGGCTTTATTTCCATTATCATCTCTAATATTGTTGTGAAAAACACACCCTTTAGGTGGCTGCCAGAAAACAAACCTTTGCAAGGTTTTTTCAACAGTTTGACTAGAAAGCTCATCAGAGCCTTCGTGCAAATAAGCGCATCGTAATGCATATAGATCCTTTCCTGTCATATATGCAAATTTTTTCCTTTTACCTATATGTGATGGAATAGTGTTTTGAATAGACGCTATTCTTGGATCTGGATGTGTGTGAAGTCTATTTTCATTCAAATAAAACTTGGATAAATATTTATCAAACCAAGCCTCATATCTTGGGCCTGGCCTTCGAAAATGAGGGAATTCAATTTTTCCACATATATCTGGAAGAGTTAATGCTATAAACAATGCCCCATACCAGTTTTCTGTTTCCATGCACTTTTCTAAAGCTTCAATGAAATTTTGCATTCTCAACCCTCAATATAAATTTTTATAAAAAATTACTTCCTCAATCCCCACCCAGACTCCTTCCTAAAAATCTCTCCATTCTCTATCGTGTGCTCTATATAAAAGTAGGTCCATGTTTTCATTTTTATCTCTCACTCTTTATATTTCAAAATAGATGATATAATTGACTTACACAAGGATTCAAAGACTTGTGGATAAAGTCACGTTTAGACCAAGATTGCCCCATATTAAAATAAGCTATTGTTTTTGCTATAAAGATACTACATTGACATCGTAGAGGTCTCCAGTTCGAGTCTGGATATACCTACCAAGATTCAAAAAAGCCCATTCAAAGAATGGGCTTTTTTATGACTTAATTTTAATGTAATAAACTTGATTGTTTCATAAAGTCCAGCCTGCACTCAAAAATACAAAAAATAGCAGGACTAAACTCTTAAAGCATATAAGGATTATGGCTGGTATTTTTTAGGTTATTTTAAAATCAAGATAAAATATATTTTATAAAAAATCTTTATTTAAACCTGACATATTTTAACTGAACTATTTAAAGTATCTATTGTTCTATATTTCGATCTAAACAAATTTAAAGCATACTCCAAGGATGTTCTCTGGCTTCATTTTAACTCAGGATGCATAAGTGAAATATTCATTTATACAACAGGCTTTCAGTGGCCCCGTGGATATCGTAGGGGATATTCATGGCGAGATTGCAGCACTGGAACAACTGATTCATGTATTGGGTTATGACCAGCACGGTCGTCATCCTGAGCAGCGTAAACTGATTTTTGTTGGTGATCTGTGTGATCGGGGGCAGGATAGTGTCGCGGTGATCAAGCGGGTCAAACAGCTAGTAGATGAAGGCTATGCACAATGTGTCATTGGCAATCATGAA